TCATAGATAAACTGCCAAAATTTCTGAATCTGAGCATCTTTAGAATCATGCCAAGTAATATTACACGGACTAAATTGTATCTGTGTAGGAATAATGCGACGTTTATTATATTGCATCATCGTTTCATTTTGGATTTCAAACTTTGGGGCGTCAAATGTTATAACTTTATATGAAACGCCCTTCAAAGATTCTAGTCCGGCCGGATATATCACCTGAGGTCTAAACTGAAAATGTACAAAAAATTGATTCTTAAAGCGAGGAGCCGAATCATACTTTTGTGCTTTTGTTCCTGAAAACCCGTGAACACGCGGTGCTTCGGATGAGCCTACAACAAATGAGTTGCCACCATCTTTAGGTTTATAACCATTTGGATCTATATAGGTAGCCATTAGATTGTATGCCTCCGAATATTATTATCCTGTGGAAATTGTACCTGACTGCTGGCTGGTTAAGCCTGCTGGTGTCAATTGATCAGTGCCGTTTGATCCAAAATGCGTTGCATTATCAAAGCGTACAGTTAATGTTACAATCAATGGTTCACTTGCAGAGTAATCGCCGCCGTCATAATCAACGTTCTGTAAGAAACATCCTTCCAAAGTCCATTGCTCTAAAATTGCATTTGCCGCACCTGTCATAATATCAATTCTCATACCAAATTTAAAATCTGCACCACTAAGTGCTGATGTTTGGTTGTGATGATCTACTTGGCGCTGAACTTGACGACCAGTTAGGCCGACAACATCATTGCTAACGTCATCTCGAATTGCACAAGTCATTGTTGCCCATTCGTGCTTACCCATTGCATATGCAATTGAGTTATACGAATGAATTGGGACTTCAGCGTATGAAAGTTTTGGACGATCAACAGATACAACATTTTGTGTATACTCTCGACCTCCGCCGGCGCCGCCATAATTAAAGAATACTACGCGAAACTTATATTTAAGTTTTGGCTGTAGAATACCTCTCTGACTATCATCGACATTAATACCAAATTTATTAAGAGTTGCCATCTTATTTTATCTCCTCACTATTAGAATAAGTGTCTGTTATAGTTATTTATCAAAAGTCCACCAAAAAAGAAAGGGGCATTACGCCCCTTTCTAATGGGTGTTAATAACTACGTTATGTAGTTAATGATTCTCCTGTATTCTTAATTCTTACAGGAATGTAAATAAACTCAATTGCCTTAACTGGCTGAATCGCTACATCAATCCAAAGCTCATTACGATCAATCCTTGTTGGTGTGTTGTTACTATCATCACAAACAACTAAGAAGTCATATACTGCTCTTTTTGTAATAAGATCTCCCATAAAACCATTGAATACTTCTAGTACTTGATCTCTAGTGTAAGTATCATTTGGTTCGAATAAGAATGGCTGTGCCATATCATCGAACTGCTTACGCAAGAAAGCAACCAAACGAGATACATTAATACGATCTAATGCACTTGTTAACGGATAAAGTGTCTTTTGACCAAATACAGTTAAACCTCTATTAGGCATAAATGCAATTGGATTAACTTTATTTGTATAAAGTACATCACGCTGACCTTGGTTTAGTGTTACTGGTACATATTCTTGTTCAGAACTAATGTAACCAACACTTGTTGCATTCTGTACGAGGCCTCGTTGATAACCTGCTGGAGCAAACCACTGATATGCTACCTGATCGTTATATGCCATCTGTCTCAACATAATATGAGATGCTGGCTGTACAACGTTTGTGCCATCAGTATTTGATACCAAGCAACCGCCTGGATACCATACGCCTAGTTCATAACCTGAACTTAGTAGGGCGTCTTCGCCATTCTCTGCCGCGTTAGCCGCATTGGTTGCCCAATTTTGTACTGCTGTACCAGAGGATGCAAGTCTAAACGGAACGTCGCAAATAACGAACGTTTGTTCCTTACGATCAACGTGCAAGGTTTTCATTTCGTCAATTAACTCTGGGAAGCCAGGGCAAGCAATTAGGTTAAAGAACCTAGTTTCTGCTCTGATATCCTGGTTTGAATTAATTGCGGCTGCAAGTGCTCTAACAATAACCTTCTTAGTAGCATGACGACCCATATATGGATCACCCGCTATTTTATTGCCGGATTCATTAACCCATTTAGAAGTAGTTGAGTTATATTTCTTAACATTATAGCCAGAAGCCATAAAGTTCCAACCCAACATACCAACTGGATATGTTGCTGGCACTGGTGCGCCTGATTCTAGTGATGCCGATGCTGTTGCACGGAAGTCACCAAAAACAATACCTTCGCTAGTTGTTTGATCTGTCTTATCAATAACATCCCAAACAGATGTTGTACCATTAAATTTGTACATTAGTGGATAATTCTCAGTGTCTGTTGTATCAATCCATATATCACCTGAAGCAGGTGTTGTTGGCTTTGATGACGCTGGTGTTAATGTACCACTAAATGTTCTCCATGTTGTCACACCTGCATTATCATATGTTTCAAGCAAATCAACTGTAGTAATTCTGCTATCATACCATAATGTACCATTAGGTGTGGCACCAACTGGAGTATTTAGATTTGGCTCATAACTGAGTGCAACCCAGTTTGAACTTGTTCCTGCGGTTAGACCTAAATCAGTAATCAAAGTTCCTGAACCTGCGGCGAGAACAATGTCCTTGCCTGCTGTATTTGTAATAACTAGTTTGTTACTTGCTACACTAGCGGTAATATTTGTAATTGCCGCCGAGTTAACAAGTGCCGCCATCCTAATAACTGCTGAATCTGCACTTGATGAATACGTAACGGTTGTACCATTAATTACCATTGTGTGCGTTGCAGTTGGTGCTGGATTGGCACTACCTGTAACTGCTAGTGTTGCACTCCCATTAAATCGTAAAAGTGAATGTGATGCAACTTTTAAAGTGTGTGCTCCTTGCTCGTGATTGTACTTAGCAAACAAGTTACCTGCAACTGGAGTTGTAAAGTTTGTCCAAGCCGCGGTTGTATCTGCTAATACTGGGCAAGTAATTGTGGTCCATTTCTTGGTAGATGTATCATATGATTTCACTACCATTTTTGTACCATTATTAAATTCTGTTGTTTTAATCCATACATCGCCGGTTGCTAATGCACCACCGCCGCCTTCTGTTGATTTTACAGTTGGTATGGCAGTATGTGCGGCAAACTGAAAGTCTTTCGATGCGGCCGCTCTCCAAGTATCTGTACCTAAGTGATACCAAACACCACTTATTTTGTTCCAGATTCTATTATGAGCATTGCCGCCCACAGTTGCAACCCATGCAAACGCTCCGTCCAGGCCGATACTATTTAACGGTGCACCGGTACCAGCATCAACCTCAGTGGATGCGTTTAACTTAGATGCAGTTTGTGCAACCCAAGTTGCTGTTCCCGCATTGTAAGAAAAAACGCCCATCGTAGATGTTGTTAAATCTAACCAGTGTGTACCATTAACAGGTGCGCCGGCTGGAGCAGTCGATGAAGCACCTAGTTGACCTAAATCAAGATTTGCACGAAGCATATATGCTCTGTTTGCAATTCCTAGGTAACTATGTGCTGCCAATAGACCATATTCATTCTGATTATCAGCATGAATGTTTGTTCCGCTAACCGACCTGAAGGAAGGATCGCCATATGTTTGAATTAGTTCTCGCTGTGAAGTAATAAGTTTTACTTCATCTGTGATCGCTGTTGTACCAGTTGCTGTACCTGTGCCGCTTGGGTGTGCCTTAGTGGCAGCCGTTGCGAATACAATTAAAGGTATAGTACCGGAACCAGCGGATCCGTAAAAGGACTCATCGATTACACTAACCGATACGCCCGGTGATACTAATGTTGGCATTTATCTTTCCCCTTAAACTTAAATAACTTATATAAGTTGTTAACAGTATTTATTGGAAATCATTATAAAACCGGCTATTAGCCGGTTGCCTTTCATCATTCTATATTACGTTAATTCTTGGCTGACTATATATCCTTTCCAAAGAAATCATAAACGGCTACTAAATTGGTTACTTTTTCATCTAGTGCCTCTAACGTGCTATCATTATTTATAACACTATCAAAAGAAGATCCAACCCAAGCCCACTCACTAATATGGAGATTATATTTAATCTCTAATTCATTAGAAATTACAGCACTATCTCCTTCAAACATAACATCATTTTTAAAATTTTCTTCTAACGCATTTGCTGTCTTTGCCAACTCCCACCATTTAGGCTCTGGACCACGTTTAATATGAAAGCATTTTCCGCCTGCTTCTTTAATCATTTTTATTTCATTTGGGAAACGCACATCTGTAATTACTGTATTTAATTTATTTTTGTTATTTTCTTGTAATTTTTTCTCTACACAATAAATCCAAATATTATCATTTAAATGTTCTCTGCACACATTTGTACCAAACTGTTGAAGAATTGTCCGAGGAGTAACAGCATAGCCGAACTTTGCACTCCAATATGTGTCTACTCGTTCTCGCCACTCTCTACTTTCAGTGGTGTCACCTTCGAGCAATTTGCGAGGCCAGGAAAAAACTGCGGCCGTAGCATCTTTTAAGGCACCGGCAAAACTTACTCTAACAAATTCGTGCCTGTCGGCAATAAAAGTTGCTACTGTGTCTTTACCACTACCTGCTAATCCAGATAATCCAATAATCATAAACAGTATAATAACA